CCAAGAAGCGTGGCGGTAAGGCCATGGGTGGAAAGCTCGGCGCACTGGTCAAAAAGGAAGCCGCTCCAATTGGCATCATCCCTCAAATGATGATGGGCAAAAAGAAAGGCGGCATGGTCGAAGGCTCTGCCAAGGACAAGCGCGAAGACAAGATGCTCGCCAAGAAGCACGGCATGTCGATGAAGGAGTGGGAAGCTTCTCCGGAAGACAAGAAGCACGACGCGCCGAAGAAGTCCGGTGGCGGCCTCTATGCCAACATCCACGCCAAGCGTGAGCGCATTGAAGACGGCTCGAAAGAGAAGATGCGCAAGCCGGGCTCCAAGGGTGCACCGACCGCCGAGGCCTTCAAGGCATCCGAGCGCACCGCGCGCAAGGACGGTGGCCGCACCGGTAAGGGCAAGACCAACATCAACATCATCATCTCGCCCCGGCACGATGGTGATATGGGCACCATGGCACCTCGCCCTGCCCCGATGCCGCGTCCCCCGATGCCCATGCCCATGCCTGCAGCGGCTCCCGCACCCATGCCGAACCCCGGCGGTATGCCTCCGGGTCTTGCCGCTGCGCTGGCTGGCGCAGCTGGCGCAGGCCCCGTGCCTCCGATGCCGGGCGGCATGCCTCCCATGGCTCGCAAAGACGGTGGCAAGGTCTACCCGAAAATGCGCTTCGGAGCTGGCTCGGGCGAAGGTCGCCTTGAGAAGATTGAGAAGTACGGCAAGAACGCCTAACCTTCTCTGGTGGTCCCCGGCAACACCTCCCTCTGCCGGGGGCCCCACCAATACAACGGATGATGATAAACATGATGACGACGATGGACGCCTTTCGGCGCGAGCTTACGAAGCTCATTGAAGACCGTAGAAAAAACATGATCGAGAATGTGACGTCTGGTCTTGCGATCACGACGCACGATCAATACCGTGAGTACGTCGGTCGGCTCTCGGAACAGAGAGAAATCCTCGATCTGATGGATGAGGCCGAAACCAACGTGAACAAGAGATAGGATAATCATGCCGCAAATGATGATGGATCACGAGGGTGACCCCCGCCAAAAGCTCTTGGAAGAGCTGGGGGACATCTCTGAAATTGAGCTTTTCCACAACCAAGTCCTGTTGGCCGTGTACCTGCGCCCCACGAAGACGAAGTCGGGCCTGATCCTGACCGACAGCCACGTCGATGAGGACCGCTACCAGTCCAAGGTCGGCCTTCTGGTCAAAAGCGGCCCGCAGGCGTTCGAGCAGGACGGTAACTGGTTCTCTGGCCTGAACTTCTCAGACCACGACTGGCTGGTGTTCCGCCCGTCTGACGGCTGGTCAATCACCGTGAACGGCGTTCTCTGCCGCATTTTCGACGACATCAACATTCGGGGCCGCGTTCCGCACCCTGACGCAGTCTGGTAATGGAGGCCAACATGTCCGATCAGGAACAAGCCGAAGACCTCGAGGTCCAACTGGAGATCGAGGAAGAGGGGCAAGACGATGCTCCGGAGATCGTAAAGCCCGAGGAAGGCGTTGACGAACTTAAGCGTCAACTGGACGCCGAGCGCGCCCGCCGGGTTGATGCTGAGCGCAAAGCCCACGAGGCTGGCGAGCGCGAGCGTATGGCCCGCAACGACAAGGATGACAGCGACATCCAGCTGGTGGCCAACGCCATCCAGACGTTGAACCGCGACAGCGAAATCCTAAAGGCCAACTATGCGATGGCCCTCAAGCATGGCGACTTCACGAAGGCCGCTGAGATCAACAGCGAGATGAACGAGACCGCAGCGCAGCTTCAACAGCTGAACAACGGCCTTGAGGCGATGAGAGCCAAGCCGAAGGCTCAACCCCAGCCGCCGCGCAGCTCTGACCCTGTTGAGGCGTTTGCGGCGCAACTGACCCCACGGTCGGCCGACTGGGTCCGCGCGCACCCTGAGTTCGTCAAGGACGCCCGCCTGAACCGCAAGATGATCGCGGCACACGAGCTGGCTGTCGCTGACGGTTACACCCCTGACACCGATGGGTACTTCTCGGCAATCGAGCAGACCCTAAAGGTTGGTCAGCGGGCGCAGCCAGAGGAGGACGCATACGCATCTGCAGCCAAGGTCACCCAGCGCCGCGATGCGGCCCCAGCAGCCGCTCCTGTGAGCCGTGGCGGGTCCAACCGCAGCAATGTTGTCCGGTTGACGGCGGCGGAGCGCGAGATGGCTGACATGATGGGTATGAAGCCCGAGGACTACGCCAAGAACAAGATGGCACTCCAGAAGGAAGGTAAACTGCAATGAGCACTGAGTTTGAAAAGGTCCGGCCTACCATGCGTCCCAGCGCCAAAACCGAGGAAAGCCCCCGCGAGCGCGCGTCCCGCAAGGCCGCAGAGCTTCGCTCTCACCGTGACGGCAACCTCGATGACGGCACCGACGAATTCTACGTCGAGCCCGGCGTCATCCCTGACGGCTGGACCTACGAGTGGAAGACCAAGACCATTCTGGGTGCGGAAGACCCGGCGCACCAAGTCAAGCTGGCCCGTGACGGCTGGGAAGCTGTTCCCGCAAGCCGCCACCCTGAGATGATGCCTGCTGGCTACAAGGGTGTCGAGATCACCCGCAAGGGTATGGTCCTGATGGAGCGCCCCGCAGAGATCACGGAAGAGGTTCGCCAAATCGAACTCCGCCGCGCCCGCCTGCAGGTCCGCGCCAAGGAAGAGCAGCTCTCCGCAGCCCCGGCTGGCCAGTTCGAACGCTCCAACAAGGGCAACGAGATGGCGAAGATCAAGAAGGGGTATGAAGCCATGCCCATCCCTGAAGCATGATTAAGGCCGTCACGATCTACAACAAGATCGACCGCCTCAGAAAAGCGATACGGCGGGAGGGAACTCCCGCCGTTCAAGAGGCATGGGACAATCTCGAGCCCTACGTCTCCACGTTTATGAATGGCGGGGCGACAAATAAAGCGCCCCAAAACGATACTGACGACCGTTAAGGGTGACCCTTTGACAATCTGGTTGTGACGTGAGAGTATGCAGCCACTCTCCGCTCGGTGCGGAAGATTGAAACCCACGGTTCTACACTCGCCCCGGTGCGCGATGATGGACCTCCTGCAAAGGAGATACCCGTTATGGCGAACACCTCCGCGCCTTTCGGTTTCCGGCAGTACAGCGGCAACGGGTCGGCACCGACCTACGAACAAATTGCCGTTCGCATTGCCTACAACGCCTCCGCCATTTTCTATGGCGACCCCGTCCTTCCTGATGCAAACGGCTATGTCGTTGTCGGCGCTCCCGGCACGACCCAGATCGCTGGCGTCTTCCAAGGCTGCAAGTACCTCTCGGTTGCACAAAAGCGCACCGTGTGGTCGAACTACTGGCCCGGCTCGGATGTTGCTTCCTCGCAGACTGTCGAGGGCTACATCGTCAACGATCCGAACGCCAAGTTCATCGCCCAGACCGGCGCTACCGGCGCTACCGCTGCTGACATCAATGCGAACGTGAACTTCGCCATTGGTACCGGCAACACCATGAGCGGTATTTCCGGCGCATCCGTCGACATGTCGACGGTCGGTACCACGAACACGCTGCCCTTCCGCATCGTGGGCTTGGACATCGATCCACCCGGCGCACCGGGCACCGAAGCCGGGGCTTATAACCTCGTCATCGTGGCCTTCAACAACGTCAGCACCAAACAGCTGACCGGCATCTGAGGAGCATGAAACATGGCTGTCAATCTCTCCGCCATTAAAGACCTTCTGCTCCCCGGCCTCCGTGGCGTTGAAGGCAAGTACGAGATGATCCCGTCTCAGTACGACAAAATCTTCACGAAGCACAATTCCAAGATGGCTCTCGAGCGTACTGCCGAGATGCGCTACCTTGGCTTTGCGCAGTTGAAGACTGAAGGTGGCCAAACCGCGTTCGACAACAACGCCGGTGAGCGCTTCATCTACAACCAAGAGCACGTTGAAATCGGTCTGGGCTACGCGATTACCCGCAAAGCCGTCGACGACAACCTGTACAAAACCCAGTTCGCCCCGTCGAACCTCGGTCTGATCGAGAGCTTCCAGCAGACCAAGGAAATCTACGGTGCAAACGTCCTGAACACCGCGACGACCTACAATGGCGCAATCGGTGGTGACGGCGTGGCGCTCTGCTCCACCTCGCACCCCATCGACGGCGGCACTGTTGCAAACACCCCGACCACCCAAGTGGAATTGAACGAAGCGACCCTGCTGAATGGCATGATCTCGATCCGTACCAACTTCCGCGATCAGGCTGGCCTGAAAGTGTTCGCTCGCGGCCGTAAACTGGTCGTTCCGCCGCAGTTGGAACCGGTCGCAATCCGCCTGACGAAGACGGAACTGCGCCCCGGCACCGCCGACAACGACGTGAACGCAATCATGTCGACCGCTGGCGGCCTGCCCGAAGGATACATGGTCAACGACTTCTTGACCTCGGCATCCAACTGGTTCCTGCTGACCAACATCGACGGCCTGTCGTACATGGAGCGTGTGAAGTTCGAAACCGACATGCAGGTCGATTTCGTTACGGATAACCTTCTGGTCAAGGGCTACGAGCGGTACTCCTTCGGGTACTACAACTGGCGCTCGATCTTCGGTTCGTTCCCCTCCTAAGGGACAGAACTTGGGGGAGCCTTCGGGCTCCCCTACCCCTTTTCTGGGCTGAAACTCCGTCCTGACCGCGCCCAGCGGACTTTGCACAGACAGGGCGGTCACCGTGCAAGGAGATGCCCAAATGGGTACTACCACTTTCAGCGGCCCCGTCCGCTCCGGCACCCTGAAGACCGGCGAAACCAATGGCCCGAACCTCGGCCTTGCGGTTCTCGAACAGGAAACCTCGATCACCCAGAACAGCACCACCGCTGTGTCGTCGACGCTCTACATCCCCGTTGGCTCGAAAATCATCAACATCCTTGTTGATGTTCTGACCGCTTTCAACTCGGGCACCTCGGCTGTCCTGTCGGTCGGCATCACCGCTGGCGGCACGGAATATGCGAGCGGCGTTGATGTGAAGACCGCGACCGGCCGCATCACCCCGACTTTCACAGCTGCGCAGCTTGCCGCCATGTCGAACGTCACGGTTCTGGGCGTTGCTGCCCCGACCACTGCTCCTGTCGTGGTGACCGTGACCCCGACCGGCGCGACCTCGGCCGGTTACGTTCGCGTGACCCTCGTCTACGCTCAGCAGCCGTAAGGAGTGACATCAATGCGCACCGGCAACAAAAAGCCCGCCATGTCTGTCACCAAGACGGTCAAAACCGGCACCGACAAGAGCAGCAACACCTCTGCCCACGTCGCAACCGGCAGCAAGAACGTCATCGGCGGCGCAAGCGTCCACGGCATGCCGTTGATGTCGGCAGCTGCCCCCAAGGCCAAGTACTAATGGAGGGGCCGAAAGGCCCCTTCTACCCCACAGGAGACGCGAGATGACCCCCGTTACGATTTCAAAAACAGACACTGGTCGCAGCGCAGTTATCGCGTCGGACAGCTTCCAAAACCCCTTCAATGTCGGCCTTGTCGTTACCATCACTGGCACACCGACCTACAGCATCGAAATTTCCATGGACGATCCGTCCACTGGTACGCCGACTGTTTGGGCCGCCCCGACTGGTTTTTCGGGACTGACGGCCGCAACGAACGGCTCCATCACGGTTCCGCACCATGCCCTGTCCATCAACATCACCGCCGGGTCCGGCACTGTCACCGCATACGTTGTTCAGGCTGGAATGCGCTAATGGCGAAGTCTCCAGCATGGACGCGGGCAGAGGGAAAGGACCCGAAGGGCGGCTTGAACGCCAAGGGTCGCGCATCGGCGAAGGCGGAGGGCATGAACCTCAAGCCCCCAGCCCCGAAGCCGAAAACGGAAAAAGATGCTGGGCGAAAGGCATCTTTCTGTGCGAGAATGAGCGGCATGAAGAGCAAGCTGACCAGCGAAAAGACCGCTCGCGACCCGAACAGCCGGATCAACAAAAGCCTTAGGGCATGGGATTGTTAAAACATGACCGTCACGACACCATCAGTCTCGCAGTTTGGCCGGTTTGAGCCGTTCGAACTCCAAGTATCGCGGGGCCAGATTACTGGCCACCGCAGCGTTGTCGTGTTTGGCTACAACCCAGACGTAGATACCTCGCGCGTCACCGTCTGGCCCTATACAGGCATTCTTCCGCTGCCTGCGGCGGCCTTGCAGATGAAGGTCTCGTCTAGCGATGCTAACGATACTGCCGCAGGAACTGGGGCGAGAACTGTTTTCGTGGCTGGCCTTGATGCCAACTACAACGAGATCAGCGAAATCGTGACCCTGAACGGACAGACGGCTGTGCTGACGACCCAGTCGTTCCTGCACATCAACAACGCGTATGTCGCGACCGCAGGCTCTGGATTGTCAGCTGCGGGGGACATTTATTTTGGCGATGGCACCGTCACCGCTGGTGTCCCGGCTACGGTCTACGACCTCATCAAGTTTGACTACAACCAGCGCATCACTGGGAGCTACACGGTCCCGGCGGGCTACACGGCATACGTCTCGCAGGGTCTGTTCTCCGCAGGGCAGCCCGGGGGCTCTGCGCAGATTAGCGGTCGTCTGATGACCATAGGAACAGACAACATTCGCCGCACTGCAGCTATCACCACCGTGAACAACGGGGTCGCTGACTACGTCTTCGAATACCCCTTGCAAATCCCCGAGAAGACAACGCTCGAGGCTACGGCGCAGGGCAGCTCAAACAACAACTCGGCTTCGGCCATGTTTATCTTGGTCCTCATCAAGAATGACGGGAGCCTGTAATGGCCACAACCGGCACCTATAACTTCAACCCGGGCCTCGGCGAGATCACGATCTACGCCTACATGAACGTGGGTATCCGGCCGACAGCCATCGTGCAGGAGCACATGGAGGCCGCCCGCATGGCCGCCAACATGATGTGCGCCCGCTGGTCGAACCAAGGGGTGAACCTGTGGGCCGTAGACCTGATCGAGGTGCCGCTCATTGCCGGTATCGACCGGTACGACGTGGACCCCAACACGGTTGTTATGCTGGACGCCTACGCCCGGCATGATGACCTGACGTCCCCGCCCATCGACCGGCCCCTCATGCCGATCAGCCGCTCGGAATATGCATCGTACTCGAACAAGACCGTGCAGGGCGCTCCGACGGTCTACTGGTTTGATCGTACGCTGTCACCGACCTTCACCCTCTGGCCGGTGCCGGATGGGCAGAGCGTCCAGAGCATCAAGTACTATCGGGTGCGCCGCATCCAAGACAGCTCGATGTCTGGCACCACGCAACTGGAAATCCCGTACCTGTGGCTCGAGGCGTTCGCTGACGGCCTCGCGTACCGCCTCGCCCGCATCTGGAAGCCCGAGATCGCCGTTGCCCTCAAGGCTCAGGCCGACGAAAGCTACAAGATCGCCGCAGACCAGAACATCGAAACGTCGAACGTCTACATGTCACCGATGATCGGGGGCTACTTCAGATGAGCTACGGGTCAATCGCTGGTCGCGCCAGAACATCCTCCGTAAACCCTCAGGCGCATGCGATATGCGACCGGTGTGGTTTTAGGTACAACCACGTCAACCTGCAGTTCCAGTTCGACTGGGCGGGTGCTACGGTGCAGAACAAGCGCATTTTGGTGTGCCAGCGGTGCCTCGATCAAATGCAGTCTCAGCTGCGCAGCTTGACGTTGCCGGGTGATCCGCCGCCGATCCTGAACCCGCGCCCGGAGACCTATATCACGGCCTCTACAGACTATCGGGTGACTTCGGGAATGGACACCGTCAACTTTAAGACTGGCATCCCGGTGCCCGGCGGTGACTTCCGCATTACCGAAAACGACGACAACCGTGTTACGCAGCAGACCGGCTTCGCGAACGGCAGTCTTAATGAGGAACCCGGCACCGATCCCAATGCCCCGGGTGACAATGATCCCGGTTTGCCGTATGGTAACACCGACGTTCCAGAAACAGGTCCGATCTGATGGCAAACATTCAAATTCCAAACCTCCCAGCCGTCGCTGGCCTTTCTGGCCCGGAGCTTTTGGAGGCTGTACAGGCTGGTTCATCGGTAAAGATCAGCCTCGCCCAGATGAGCGTGTTTTTCCAAACTGGGCCCATCTCTTTTCCCATACCGGTGGACCTTGGGGGTACCGGAACGACGACCTCAACCGGGACCGGCTCTGTTGTTCTGTCAAACAACGCCGCGCTCTTTAACACCGTGCTCACTAACCCCACCCTAAACAATGCTTCAGCATTGTTTAATCCCGGTGTTGTTAACGCTCCGTCTATTTCCTTTACAAATCAGGACGAAACAGGAATTTGGTCTCCCTCTGCTGGGGCGATTGCTGTGTCCACAGTTGGTGTTGAGCGTGTACGGGTTACCTCTGCGGGTGACGTCGGTATCGGCTTTGACGCTCCGGACGCAAGGCTTTCCGTTAATGGTGTTGCTTCTTTTGGGGACGGTACTGAAGCCGCGCCGTCAATCACCCACTTCGGCGACCTTGACACTGGTATCTTCTTCCCGGCCTTTAACACCATTGCCTTCACTAAAGGCGGTGTTGAAGCTATGCGGATTAATTCCTCGGGTGACGTCGGTATCGGCACACTTTCTCCGGACGCAAAACTTTCCGTTAATGGTGCGGCTTCTTTTGCGGACGGTTCTGTCGTTGCACCTTCGATCACAAACATCGGAGACCTGAACACAGGTATCTTCTTCCCGTCTACCGACACTATCGCTTTCGCTGAGGGCGGCTCTGAGGCTATGAGGATCACCTCTTCCGGTTTTGTGGGAATTGGCACAATTGCTCCAGACGCAAAACTTTCCGTTGATGGTGGTGCCGCCTCTTTTGATGATGGTTCTGCTAGCACACCTTCAATCACAAACATTGGCGACCTAAACACGGGGATTTTCTTTCCTGCGGCTGATACTATCGCCTTCTCTGGGGGTGGTACCGAGCGCATACGCATGACCTCTACCGGCAACGTCGGTATCGGCACAGTTTTTCCAGACGCGCTGCTCTCCGTTAATGGTATTGCCTCTTTTGGTGATGGCGCTGTTGGCACACCTTCGATCACCAACTTCGGAGACTTAAACACGGGTATCTTCTTCCCGGCTGCCGATACCATGGCCTTCGCTGAAGGTGGTGTTGAAGCTATGCGGATTACCTCTGCTGGTTTTGTTGGAATTTCTACAACCGCCCCGGACGCATTGCTTTCTGTTAATGGCGCTGCTTCTTTTGGGGACGGTACTGAAGCCGCGCCGTCAATCACCCACTTCGGCGACCTTGACACCGGTATCTTCTTCCCGCTCGTTAATACTATTGGCTTTTCTACGAACGGCAATGAACATATGCGGATCGACGCTCCGGGTCGGGTGCTTATAGGTGACACCACTGGCAGGACGGTGCCCGATAGCGTTGGCAGTAGTGCGGAAATTCCTTACTTTCAAATTTCAGGGACTAGCCAAAGCAGGGCGGGCATGGGTCTGTTTAATTACAGCTCGACTACCACGTCCGATCCAAATGTTATTTTTAACAAGTCCCTCAGCAACGTCGTTGGTACTCAAACGGCGGTGACCACGGGAACCATTCTTGGTGGCATCGGTTTTAACGGAAGCGACGGGGCTGATTTTGCAAGCGGGGCAAACATTCTTTCTTATGTAGATGGCAGTGTTTTTTCTGGCTCCGTCCCGGGTTGTTTGGTGTTTAGCACAAATTCTGAGTTAGGGTCTTTCCCTAATGAGCGCATGAGGATTGCCGCCAATGGTGCCATAGGTATTGGGACAAACTCACCCACCAATCTCGGGCTCTCTATCACAACAACGACGATCAGCGGGCCTTCTGGCGGTGCTATACGTTTTCAAAAAACTGATGCAACGGCGGTTACCGGGCTTGTTTCGGCGCTTACCGACAGTTTTGTTGTCGGATCGATCAGCAGCACACCTGTTATTTTTGAAGTAAATGACATCGAACGCATGCGGATCGCGACTACGGGCAACGTAGCTATCGGCAACACCGAAGCGTTGGCTGCCCTGCACGTCACTGGCAACACGATGACAACGGGTGTTGTCTACAAGAACCAACCTGCTGAGGCCTCTAAAGCTGCCGCTGCCACCCTCACTATCGCTGAACTTCTAAACGGCATCATCCGATACACTGGTGCCGCAGCAAACCTTACGCTTCCAACCGGGACGAATATTGAAGGTGGTGTCCCTGCCACATTCCCAACCAACATGTCCTTCGACTTCTCTGTTATCAACACAGGGACGGGTACCGCTACTCTTGTTACGGCTGCGGGTCTTACGCTGATTGGCGCTATGGGCGTGGCTATTAACATCACGGGTGTGTTTAGAGTTCGCAAAACCGCTACCAACACCTTCACTGTCTACAGGGTTGGCTAACAACAACAGAAAGGAGATCACGATGGCACAGAAACAAACCCAAACCATCACGATCAATGACATCGAATATACCGAGGATCAGCTGACGGATGAGCAAAAGACGTTTGTCAATCACGTCGCCGATCTAGACCGCAAGATTGGTTCAGCGCGCTTTAATCTGGATCAGCTTCAGGTGGGCCGTATTGCCTTCATGAACATGTTAGCCGCCTCTCTGGGTAAAGGGACCTCAAAATGACGACGATCACTTGGAGCATCGCTCAACTTGACCGCAACGCCGTTGACGGCGGCGTGACCGTGGCCCACTGGCGCGCGACAGCTGTTGACGAGGACTACTCCGCATCAGCCTACGGCACTGTGAGCTTCACTCCAGACCCATCGGCTGAGGGCTTCGTGCCTTACGACAGCTTGACCGAAGCCGACGTACTGGCATGGGTCTGGGGTTCGGTGGACAAGGATGAAACCGAAGCTGCATTGGGGGCTCAGATCGCCGCTAAGAAATCTCCTGCCACCCTGAACGGCTTGCCTTGGTGATCTGATGACACCCGAGATGATCTGGAG